CAAGAGTTGATGCAGGATTTGCTGCTAAGGACACTGGTGACCTTGCAGAAGGCACTAACCTTTACTACACAGACGCACGCGCTGATGCTCGTGTCGCCGCTGCTGCTAGTAACTATGCTACTGCTGCACAAGGCACGCTGGCAGATTCCGCTACACAACCAGGAGATCTGGCAACTGTAGCAACCAGCGGATCTTACAATGATCTGTCTAACTTGCCTACGCTCTTCTCTGGTGCATATGCTGATCTAACTGGCAAACCTACATTATTCTCTGGTGATTATGATGACCTAACCAACAAACCTACGTTGGGCACTGCTGCTGCAACCGCAGCAACTGCATATGCAACTGCTGCACAGGGATCTAAAGCAGACGCTAACGATACTGACATAGATGACATCTATACTCAGTTGGTTGCGATTGGTAATGACACTAACATCTCAACAGTCGCACAACTCAAGACTGCACTACTCGCACTCGCTAGAAGTTAATTAAATGGCTAAACCTACCTCCAAAGCAGAATTAAAGGAGTACTGCCTCCGTAGACTGGGTAAACCAGTCTTGGAGGTTAATGTCTCTGATGATCAGATAGACGACGCTATCGATTATTCTCTGCAAAAATTCCAACAATTCCACTATGATGGATGTGAGAGAGTTTATCTGAAACACCAGATTACTCAGGATGTTATTGATCGTGCAAAAGCACACACCACTCATACCTCTTCTGCAGGTAATGATAGTTGGAAAGAGGGCACTGGTTATATTGAGATCCCAGAGCATATTTTGGCAGTAGAAGGACTCTTCTCTTTTACTGATAAAGGGACGGCAAATATATTTGATATTCGTTATCAGATGAGACTGAATGATTTGTATGATTTTACATCTACTCAGTTTTATCACTACTACATGATCCAACAGCATTTGGAAACTATTGATTTCCTATTGGAAGGTTTGAAACCAGTCCGTTATCATGCTGTGCAAGATCGTTTGTATATTGATTTCGACTGGGCAGCAGATGCGTTGCTTGATAACTTCATTGTTATTAAGGCATATCGTGCTCTGCAACCTACTACATGGACAGAAATTTATGACCAGATGTGGGTGAAGGATTATACTACTGCTAAAATTAAAAAGCAGTGGGGTCAAAATCTTACCAAATTCCAGAATGTGCAAATGCCAGGCGGAGTTACACTTAACGGTGAGATGATTTATAACGATGCTGTTGAGGAATTAAAAATCCTTGACGAGCAACTTCGCTCACAATGGGAATTACCACCTCTAGACATGATTGGCTGATATGGCAACTAACTCCTACTTCACACAAGGCACCACTGGTGAGCAAGATCTTGTAGAAGATCTAGTCATCGAGCAGATCAAGATGTTTGGGAAGGATGTGTATTACATCCCTCGCACACTTGTGAATGAGGATACTGTTTTTGGAGAGGATAGTCTATCTGCCTTCAATGGTGCACATTTAATTGAAGCATACATTGAAGATGCATCAGGTTTCCGTGGTGACGGAGACATGTTTTCAAAGTTTGGTATTAGAATCTCTGATCAAGTTACGTTTATCATCTCGCGTAAAAGATTTACCGAGGCAGTCGATGATAACGCCACCTTAATCGTGGAGGGCAGACCCAATGAAGGCGATCTCATTCATTTCCCCCTCGCTAACAAAACATTTGAAATCCAATTCGTGGAGCACGAAGTGCCATTCTACCAGTTGGGCAAGATTCATGTATGGGGTTTACGTTGTGAGCTGTTTGAGTACAGCAATGAAGACTTCAACACGGGCGTTGCGGAAGTCGATGCAGTGGAAGTTAACTTTGCAAATGCAATCACAGTCACCGTCGCTTCGGGTGGGACAGGAGACTTTACCGTTGGTGAGACTGTTACGGGAGGTACCACAAACGTAACTGCAGATGTGAAGTCTTGGGATTCCTCTACTGGTAAGTTGATTGTTATCAATCGCTCTGGTAGATTTACAATCCCTGAAACCCTAACAGGTAACACGTCTTCAGCGTCTTGGACTACCGCGTCTTACAACACGCTAAATAATGTTAATGATGATACTGACCTTAATTTCACTATTGAGACTCAGGCAGATAACATCATCGACTTCACTCAGACGAATCCGTTTGGTGAATTTGGCAATCAAGGAAGTAGTATCTGATGTTAGGCACTTATTCATATCACGAGATTATTAAGAAGACGGTTGTTGCATTCGGCACCCTCTTCAATAATATCGAGCTGAGACGCACTAGCGGATCTAAAACTGAGGTTATGAAAGTGCCTCTTGCATATGGTCCCAGACAGAAGTTTCTAGCACGTCTCAGAGGCGTTGGAGACTTGTCTACTAAGGATCAGGTGCAGATCACCCTTCCACGTCTTTATTTTGAAATCAATAGTATTTCTTACGATGCAACTCGCAAAGTAAGTCCTACTCAGATTGTCAGAAATACAAAGGCAGATGGAAAGGAGATGAAGAGTTTCATGCCTATTCCTTATAACATTGGATTTGAATTAGGTATTCTATCAAAAAATCAAGATGATGCCCTGCAGATTCTTGAGCAGATCCTACCATTCTTCCAACCTTCTTTTAACATCACAATGAATCTGGTCCCAGATTTGGATGCTAAGAAAGATTATCCTGTGACTTTGCAGTCTATTGATTATCAGGATGAGTATGAAGGAGACTATGATACACGTCGCACATTGATCTATACTTTACAGTTTGTCGCAAAAACATATCTGTATGGTCCTGTTACAGATGTCAGTGGCGAGGTTATCAAGAAGGTCCAACTTGACTACAGTGCAGAAGCTGTTAGGACCGCACCTCGTGAAGTTCGTTATACCGTCACCCCCGATCCGATTACAGCGGATCCCGATGACAATTTCGGATTCAACGAGTTTACATCTACATTTGTAGATTCTAAAGATTGGAATCCAGTGACGGGGCAAGATGAATAACTACGATGGGATTGAGGATGCATTGCAGGTGGAGACGGATATCGTCCCTACCAACAAAGCTATTGAGAAGAGTGACGTGGTGGAGATACCAACTGCGACGAAGGATCAACTCAAAAAAGATTATGAATACACCAGAGGGCACCTTTATTCGCTTATTGAAAAAGGTCAAGAAGCGGTTGATGGGATCCTAGAGTTAGCTCAAGAATCTGAGCAACCAAGAGCATTCGAGGTTGCTGGACAACTAATCAAACATGTGGGAGACGTTGCTGACAAACTTGTAGATCTTCAAAAGAAGGTCAATGAGATTGAGAATCCCAAAAAAGGCAAAGAAGTTAATACTACCAACAACACCATGTTTGTCGGTAGCACTGCAGACCTTGCTAAATTCCTTAAGCAGCAAAAAGAATAAATAGCATAGTAGGAGTAAGTATTAACAATGTCAGTATTAAATGTTCTTGACACCCAAACAATTAGCGGCAGTGGCACTGGCTACATCGTCGTAAAGAGTGGTGTCGTTCGTGCTTATGCAGCCTCTGCATCTTCGATTCAATTTGATGCTGGTCCTGCTATCACGTTGGCTGCTGGTGAAGCAATTCTTCTTTCTGTAGGAAAGTCAAAGAGTAGCACTATTTCTGCTGCAACAGATGCAGCGACAATGGTAGTTACTGTTGACGGCGGTGGCACACCTGCCCATCGTTTCGTGGTCGGAGATTACATTGCTACATCTGCAAATGGTGATACTGCTTTTACTTCTGATTTTGTATCTGCTGCTGGCGGCGGGAAGAAGGTAACTGCTGTTACTAACACCACCATCACAACAGACTACGATAGTAGCGCTGCATCGGGGGATTATGGATTATCATCTGCCAAAACTGCCGCTGGGACTATTCCAGTTATTCAAAGAGCAGTCAAACTCACCGCTGGATCTGCTGACGTTGTTGTCGAGCAAGTCCAAGTCGTCGGAGGATAAAGAATGCCCGCCGTCTCCAGAAAACAACAAAGATTCTTCGGGATGGTTAGAGCGGCTCAGAAGGGGGAATTGGGGCAAGCGTCGCCTGAGGTTTCCAGAGTTGCTGCCGACATAAGTAAGAAAGACGCAAAGGATTTTGCATCCACTAAACACAAAGGTCTGCCTGAGAAAAAAATGAAAAAGGAAGATTACAAGTATCCTCTATACGCACCATACACTAAGGTGGATGAGTTTCATGCCAACAAAAAACCGTTGGATGAAGAAGGATATGATCATATGCGTGATCGCAAACTTGAGAAGTATGGCTCAGGTTACAGAT